TTCAGGAAGCACAGATGCAGCTAGAAGAGCAAGCCCTCACACAAACAGAACCACCATTACCGCCAGAGATGACACAAGGACAAATGTAAATGGCTACTAAGTTAACAAAGAAGCAAACAAAGGCTGTGCTTTCTGATGCAAAGAAGCTTCGGGCCCGTGATAAAGCTAAAGCTGCGGAACGGGGTAAAAAGCTTACCCTGTCCAAAAACTTTAAGCCGACAGTTCCTGCCCGTACTCCGCCGAAGGATACTAGCAAGCGACCTTCCAGTCGTGCTTATGCCAACAATCGTGGCGTTATTGACTCCTTGGTTGAGCCAGAAAAGGTTCCTGTAAACAATCCCTCTACAATGAGTGGCAGCAGAAACTCTCAGCGCCAAGCCTTTAGTGAAAACAAGACGGGCATTTCCAAGAATTACAAGGTGGTTGATGGAAAGATGGTGGAGATTGACGAAGCTGAATGGAAGAAAGCTGCTCAAAAGTTTGTCAAGCAAGAGGGCACTGGCAAAGGCACTATTAAGAAGGGCCAGACAGTTGCAAATGCTCCTAAACCCAGCAGAGCCGACGTTATCAAAGGCGCTGTTGCTAAGGTGCAGGGCAAGCGTGGTTTGGGCGGCGACCTGAGCGCAGCAGAGCGTAAGATGGCTCGTGAGGGCAATGCCCCAGCTAGAGCTCCTGCTACACCGCCAACTCCGAAACCAGCTGCTCCTGCTGTCACAGAAGCTCCCAAAGCTCCCGCAACCTCAGCTGCTCCTAAGATGACCCGTGCCGAGCGTAGCGCAGCTAACAAAGCCAAGCATGTCGAAGTGAGGGCTGCTGAAGAGAAGAAGTGGGCAGAACAAAAAGCTGCTAAAAAGGCTGGCGCTGCTAAGGCCCCAGCTAAAGTTAAGGCTACTACTACAAAGCCAGCAGCTCCGGCAAAAACAGCGGCTACTCCCGCAGCTAAGAAGCCTGTTGCTGCTAAACCTGTAAAAGTGGCCCCGACTCGTAAAGCTAAACCACAAACTGCAAAACCCGAAGCTGCAAAGGCAGTTCCTGCAAGCAGCGCAGCAGCTCCGGCTACTGCAGCTCCTAAAGCTGGAATCTTAAGCAAGTTGAAGGGCATCACAAAAAATGTATTCTCTCTGAAAGCCGCTGGCGCTGAGATTGGTGGTAATTTTGCTGCTAATGCAATTCGTGGCGATGGCAAATCCTCCGCAAGAAACATAGTTTCCACAGTAGTAGATGATGCTACTACAGGATATGCGGTTGGAAGACAATACGGAGCTTTGGCTGGTGCAGCAGTTGGGCTTGTACGTGGCGCAAGCGCAGAAGGAAAACGAACTGGTAAAGCCCCTCTTGCTCTGCCGACAACTCCAAGTCAAGGTGGTACATTTGGAGGCAAGAAGCCAGCTATGGGTGGCAGCGTTGGCCCAAGAACCCGTGGTGGGGCTAGAGGCGTTTCGCGTACTTCTGGCGCATCTACCGCTGCCGCTGCACGTCCTGCGACTACAGCAAAGCAAGGTGTTTCCGGCTTTGGCGCTGCCTTTAAGCAAGCTAGACAGGCTCGATTGAGTGGTAAGGCTGGAGATACATTTGAGTATGCTGGCAAAACATACACAAGCTATCAGAAAGGCGAACAACCTAAAGTTGCAGCTCCGAAAGCCGCTGCTCCTGAAATGCCGAAGTCTGCTGCTAGAGCTTCTTGGAATGCCAGTAAAGCAACTGATATGGGCACTATTGAAATTAGTAAGCCAGCTAAAAACAATCAAATGCAGCAATCAATTAGCGCAATGCAATTGGAAGACCAGTTCAAGAAGAGAAAAGGGCCTCGATGAAAACTTCTTGGCTAAAGGGAGCAAAGACTCCCGAAGCAAAGAAAGAACGTAAGGCACTTGTACAGGCAGCATTGCCAACACTAAAAGTATTAAAGGAAATTCTAGAAGACGAACTAAACAATTTGGAGGACAATGAGTTAAAAAGCGATGTATACAATGCGTCCAATTGGGCGTATCTACAAGCCGATATTAACGGCGCTAAACGAACTTACCGAAAGGTAATTGACCTATTACCAATTGAGGAATCCAAATGAGTGAAGAAAACCTTTTTGCTGAAGTTGCGGCGACCCCCGAAGCTACAGCAGTCCCCCAGACACAACAGCCGTCCTTACCAGAGGAAGTTATGGCGTTAGTTGGTACTGGAAAGAAGTACGCAACAGTCAATGACGCTTTGAAAAGTGTTCCGCATGCACAATCGCATATTGCACGTCTTGAACAAGAAATGCAAGAGCTTAGGGAACGAGCAGCACAAGCAAAGGCCATTGACGATGTGTACGAAGCATTGACATCACGCCAACAAAGTGAGCAAGCACAGACCATGCAAGCTCCGATTGTAGACGAAAGATTCATTGATGCAGTGCTTGAGCGTAAGCTCGAAGAGCAAAAGCGAAGTGAAGAGAAACGTACCAATATGAGTAAGGTGAAAGAAGTTCTTACATCCAAGTTTGGCGATAAAGCTGCTGAAGTTTTCAAGAAGAAAGCGGAAGAGCTTGGAATTAATGAAGGCTTCCTCACTGACCTCGCAGCTAAGTCTCCTGTAGCAGCCCTCGAATTATTCGGGGCAAATGCCAAGGAAAAGGTAGCTTCAGCAGTACCTAGCGGCTCTATCAATCCACAAGCTTTTGTCCAAAACCAACAACCTGCTCCTCCAAAGGCTGTAATGGCTGGCGCTTCAACATCTGATTTGTTGAGTGCTTGGAGAGCAGTTAATCCTCTTAACAATCCATAAGGAAAACATATGCAACTTACTACCAATACAGCGGCTTTTATTGAAGCCCAGCAGTATTCGCAGTTTATTCTTGCGAACCTGCACGACGGCCTTTTGCCGTCTACGTTCTACCGTAACGTCAGCGACTTTCCGGCTGGTACTACCCTGAACATCAAGGTCGTTGGCGCTGCCACCGTCCAAGACGTTGAAGAAGACAAAGCCGTCACCTACAACCCGATTGACACCTCGACTGTCACACTGGCTATCACCGACTACATTGGTGATGCTTGGTATGTGTCGGACGTGCTGCGTCAAGACGGTGCTCAAATCGAACAGCTGATGGCTATGCGTGGTGTTGAATCCACCCGTGCCATTCAGGAAGACTTCGAATCGAAGTTCCTGAAAGTTGCTGGTATTACAGCTCAAACACCTGCCAACCGTAACGTCATCAATGGTTTCGACCATCGTTGGGTTGCTGACTCGGCTGCCGATGACAGCTATAAGATTGGCCTGAGTGACTTCATCGACATGAAACTGTCGTTTGATAAAGCCAATGTTCCGCAAGCTGGTCGTATCGCTCTGGTTGACCCTGTGGTTGAAGCTACTCTGAACAAGCTGGCTGGCGCTTCTGTCTCTATGGACAGGAACCCGCAGTTCCAAGGCGTTCTGGAGCAAGGCTTTGCTCGTGACCACAAGTTCCTGTTCAACCTGTTTGGCTGGGACATCTACACCTCGTCGCGTCTGCCGACCACCACCGCTGTCGAAGCCATTACCCACAACGCTGTGGTTAACACGGCTCCGGTTGGCTCGGTTGCCAACGTGTTCATGAACGTGCTTGATGATTCCACCAAGCCGATTATGGGTGCATGGCGGCAAATGCCGAAGGTCGAAGGCGAGCGTAACAAAGACTTGGCCCGTGATGAGTTCGTTACTCGCGCTCGCTATGGCTTTGGTCGTCAGCGCCCTGAGTCGCTGGGTGTCATTCTCACTTCCGCATCCAACTACTAATAAGGAGATTTAACATGCCAAAAGAACTCGTTAATGGCGTTACTAACTTTTACGGCGCTTCTGGTCGTTTTGACAATGACTTCGGCATTCTGAAAACAGAAGGTTCGATTAAAGAAGCCGTAATTAACTTCACGGGTGCTAACTACACTCAAGTGGCTTTCCGGCTGCCTGCTGGTGCTCGCATTGTTGCGGAACCGCTGGTTGAAATCCATGAAGCATTTCTTCTGGGCGGCACTACCCCCACCATCAACATTGGTGTGAGTGGTTCGCATGGTACAAACTACTTCTGCAAAATCAGCAAACCACAAGCTGAATCGGTCGGCACATATCAGTCGGCTGCTCCGGCTGGCACACTGGCAACATCGGCTTCTCCGCTTGCCGCTGCTGCTAACATCGTGGTTGCTCTGGACGGTACTACGCCGACCATCACAGCCGCTGGTGCTGCTAAAGTGGTTGTTCAGTATCAAGTAATCTAAGCTGTACGGGGGCTAGGAATTGGCCTAGCCCCCATTCTTAGGAATATTGCCACATGGCTAAAATGACCCTATTGGAAGTCACGCAAGAGATTTTGAGTGACATGAACTCCGATAACGTAAACAGTATCAACGATACCATCGAAGCGCAGCAAGTGGTACAGATTGCTAAGCGCACCTATTTCAATATGATTAACGAGCGCATTCTGCCACATACGGCATCGTTCTTTAATCTGACAGCTCTCGTCAATCCTGCTAAGCCCACACATGTTCGTATTGAGGATAATGTCATTCGGGTGGAGAGCATCAAATATGACTGTCGCATGACAGAAACCGACCCAGTAAATCCTAAAGAGCTGACATACTTGCTTCCAAAGGACTTTGCTGAATTTGTAATGAAACGCAATCCTAGCTCAGACACTGTAGATACAGTGCTTGACGTGCTGCCGTTGTTCATTATTAATAATGCTGCCCCTAGCTACTGGACTTCGTTTGACGACAAAACCATCATCTTCGACAGCTACAACTCGGAGATTGAATCCACCATCCAAAGCTCCAAGTGCTATGCCTATGGCGAGCGTGAGCCTGTGTGGACTGCTACAGACGACTTCATCCCAGACATTCCTGCAAAGATGTTCCCTTACTTTGTCAATGAAGCAAAGAGCATGGCTTTCATGACAATTAAAGAAGCTCCTCATCAAAAGGTTGAGCAAGCTGCGGATAGACAGCGCAAGTGGCTTTCTGGTGAGAAATTCAGAGCTGGTGGTAAGCGTATAACATTCCCAAACTATGGTCGCCGATAATATGAAGTGCTGCACTAAATGTTATGAGTTGTTTGATAATTATATGTTTTCAAAGCATACTAGAACAAAAGACGGTCTTGCGTATTGGTGTAAAAACTGTACTGCAAAATACAATAAGACTAGGGCTGGCGAGCTTCGGCCTAGGCTACTAAAATGCCTAGCAACATCGAAAGAATCCGCAATTAAGCGAAACTTGTGTTGGGACTTAGATTATGAGGCACTGCAAGCTATCTATATCAGCCAAGATGGAAAGTGCGCAATAAGTGGGGAGCGCTTGTCATTCGACAGGGTTCCCAGAAAATCTAGTGATAGTAGAGCGCTTATGACGATTGACAGAATAGATAATAGCATTGGATACTTAAAAGACAATATTCAATTTGTAACCCTGCAAGTAAACCAAGCAAAGTCTTCCTACGACATAGAAGATTTGTTTATTATGTGCGAAAATATCTTAACATTTAACGGACGTAAATAATGGCTTCTAATAGAGATTTTGTAATTAAGATGTCAAATACATCGTCGAATCGCGTTATTTCTTATGAGGGAACTTCTGGCGAAGTGCCTTGGCCCTTACAGGGCGAGTTCACAAGCCCTGCTCTTGCAAAGAGAGCCCTTGAAAAGTACCTTGCAGAAGTTAAGCCCGAATCAAAGCAAGAGATTAAAGTAGAAGAGTTTGAGCCTGCCGGAGAAAAACGTGGCCCTGCAAACCGCAAACAAAGAATATAATAGCTTTATTAAAGGCATCATCACTGAAGCCAATGCCCTAACCTTTCCTGAAAATGCCTCCATTGATGAGGCTAACTTTGTTTTGAATAGGGATGGAAGTAGAAAGCGTCGCCTTGGTATGGACTTTGAAGACAGCTTTACAGCAACGGCGGTAAGTAGCATGACCTCGCCTACAGTTGCAATAACCTCTCACGAGTGGATTAATGCTGGTAATACAGTAGCCAATCAATTTGCTGTGGTTCAGGTTGGCAATAAGTTGCTTGTGTATAATGCTGCCGCTAGTGTTATCAGCTCCAGCCTAATTGCTACAATTGATGCCTCAAGTGTAATTACAGACTCCTCTAAAGAGATTCAGAGTGAGTCCGGCATGGGCTTCTTCTTCTTTACGTCTGGCACTGGCAACCCTGCCGTGCTAGAATACGTAAGTGGGACAGTCACGCTTAGACAAATTCAATTAAAAATTAGAGATTACTTTGGCGTATATGATGGCCTTGCTATTGACGACATGCCTAGCACTCTGGCTACTGCGCACAAGTACAACCTGTTTAATCAGGGCTGGAGAATCGGAACGATTGGTCAAGTGGCTAGCACTGGGGGCAACTACCCATCAAATGCGATGGTTATGTATGTCATGCGAGATGGCGCTAATCAGATTGACGGTAGCAAGTGGAAGAACTACGAGTTTGGTACTTCCGCCGCTGCGCGTGGCAAATTTATTATTAGTGCCTTTGATAGAAGTACAGATAGAAACTCTTTGTCCGGCCTTTCTACAGTAACTGACATTGAAACATCCCGCCCCTCTTGTGTGGGCTTCGCCTTCCAGCGGGTGTGGTATGCTGGCTTGGACGGTAAGGAAGTTAGTGCTACGGACACAGCCCCGTCTATGCAGGGCTTTGTCTTCTATAGCCGTGTCGTTAGAACTCCTCAAGACTTCGGACAGTGCTACACAGATGCCGACCCCACAGCTGAAATTGATAACGATGTTGTGGAAACCGATGGCGGATATATTAACATCCCAGACAGCGGCAAAATATACAAGTTAGTTCAACTTGGCAACTCTTTGTTTGTTCTTGCCCAAAATGGCGTATGGGCCATCTCTGGTGACGAAGGCGGATTTACTGCAACTAAACAGCAAGTTCAAAAGGTGACTGATTTCGGTGCGCTTTCTGGAAGCTCTGTTGTAAGAACAGAGGACAGCGTGTTCTATTGGAACAAGGCTGGCATCTACGTTCTTGGCAAGGGTGAGACTGGACAGCTTGCTTCGCAAAACATCACTGAGCAGACAATCCAAAGCCTATTTACTGCGCTTCCAAAGGCATGTAAAGAGAAGGCTGTGGGTAACTTTGATGCCATTAATCGCAAAGTGAGCTGGCTGTATAGCACAGATGTTGCCTATGATGGTATTAATTACAAATACAAATACGACACAGAGCTTGTGTTTGACGTTACCCTGCTTGCAATTACCAAGAATACAATCTCTGCAATCACGGGCAATAGCCCCTATCTGGCTGGATATTTGACAACCCCAGACTTGATTAGCGCAGCAAGCCTTGGAAGTTCTACCACTAAGTATTTGGCACTGTATTATGAAAGCGGCTCTTCTATTCCAAACATAACATTTGCTCATTATAAAGACGATAGCTTTGTTGATTGGAAGAGCTTTAACAATGCTGGTCAATACTTTGAAAGCTACTTGTTGACAGGTTATGAATTGTCTGGTACAAGTATGACTAACAAACAAGCTCCCTACATCATTGTGCATTTTAATAGGACTGAGAATTCAGTTGAATCTATTGGTGCTGGCGGGGCTGTTGTATATGACCAGCCTAGCAGTTGTCAACTGCAGAGCAGATGGGATTTCTCTGATAGCGCTACAAGTAATAAATGGGGCCCATTGACAGAGGTGTATAGGCTTAACAAGACAATCCTGCTTCCGATAGCTGGAGAGGACTTGGATTATGGGCACAGCGTTATCACCACTAAAAATAGATTGACTGGACGAGGAAAAGCATTATCCTTAAAGTTTAATTCTAGCAATGGATACGATATGCACATCTTGGGATGGGCTATCAAATATACTGGAAACACTGTAGTTTAACTGGAGAATATTATGGGATTTAAGATTGGTGACGTACTTCTTGCTGCTGCTGCTATTGGCGCTATTGTAGCCACAGGTGGAGCAGCCGCTGCCCCGATAGCTGGCGCAGCCGCTTCTGCTGGTACAGCCGCTGCGGGTACTGCTGCCGCAGCTGGAACTGCCGCTGCCGCTGGCACTGCTGCCGCAGGTACGGCAGCTGCTGCAGGTACAGCGGCTGGCGTAGGTGCTGCGACTGGCGCAGCTGGCACAGCTGCTGCCGCTGCTGGGATGGGCGCAGGAGCTGCTACAGCAGGTGTTGGAGCTGGGACGGCAGCAACAACCGCTGCAACAACTGCGGGGTCTATTGCTGAAACTGCTGCCGCTATACAGCCGCTTACTGGAGCTGGCACTACAGCTGCCGCTGGTGCATCTAAAGCAGCTATGTTTGGCAAGATTGCTACAGGAACAGCCGCTGTAGGAAGTGCTGGGCAAGCATATACAGGAATGGAGAATGCTCGTATTGCTAGAAAGCGAGCCGAGATGGAACAACAGATTGGCGTAAAACAGCAGCTGAGAGCTGCTAGAATCGCTCGTGCTGGCATTGAGGCTTCTGGTTCTAAATCTGGCACTACAGGCTCAAGCTCACAGTTTGGCGCTCTTGGTAGTGTATCAAGCAATCTTGGCTCTAACTTGGGCATTCTTGCTACTAATAAACGCTTAGATGCAGCTCAGTCAAGAAGTAATGTTTCAGCAACTGGTTATGGTTTGTTAAGTGTGCTGGGTAAGGGAGTTT